TTGCAGGAACAAAAGGCATACAATTTAAAGAATTACCGCAAGAATGGAGAACAGTGGTAGCGAGTGCTCACCGACAATATGGCAACAGAAAGTTAAATCTTTACCAAGAGATCGCAAGAGGGGATTTTTCTGGGGCCGTCGCTAATTTAAACGATTGGAAGGACACGACCCCGGACTATGCGGATTCAATAAATGACAGATACGCTCGGTATGGCGCTGAATTAATGAGGCCCCGAGAAGAGTTTGCAGAAGGTAGTCTTATTGGAAGTATTTTTGGAGGGGGAAAAGACACAGTATCCCGAAACCGATTTGAAGAGGGTGGCGAAGCTTTAGATAATACACTTCTAGCTACTATAAGTGACCCTGCTGTACGCGCCCGTTATGCAGAAATGATGGGAGGAGATACTTCTATCGTAAAAGCCCTTCAACAAGGTACTACTCCTGTTACTACTGACTCTACTACTACTCTTGCTACTACTCCTGCTACTACTCCTGCTACTACTTATGATTTTACTGCCGCAGGTACGCAGTCGATACAAGATATGATAAGCAGTGGTGCGTTTAATCTTTCTTCCACGGCCTCTGCCACTACTCCTGCCACTGCCCCTACTCCTGTTACTCCTGTTACTCCTGTTACTCCTGTTACTACTTCCCCTACTACTACACCCGCCATGTTCGGTGGTCTAGGAGCTGATTTTAGAAATAAGACGGGTATGTTCTCACCGGAAAATCAGGCGAAGATGAAAGCGGCGGCAGCGGCTAAAACAAAAGCCGACGCGGATAGACAAGCCGCAGAGATTGCCGCAGGAAAGGCCGCACGGGATGCAGAGCTTGAACGGCTTTCGTTACTCGAAGTACCAACTGCAGCAGAATTTTGGGGTGACACAGAAGAAACTCTTAATTGGGATAACCCATTTCCAAAAAGACCCGGAACGGTTTCGGGCGTCTATGAGAGTTTCGACTATACGGTTACTGGTTCAGGTATTGCGGGTGGTGGTAATTTTGCTTTGGCTTTTGATCGTGCGTTTTCATCTCAGTGGAAAAGTCCAATAGCAGGTTTGTCAGATCTCCAGCAAAACCTTTATAGCGGAAATAGCTTTCTTAGCGCGGAGAAGATGGCAGAGATAGGTAATGTACCGCAAAATGTACTGGACATTGCAAAACTTAATCAGGAGCTTAAAAGGCAACAGGCGACGCTTCGGAATTGGCTGACTAACAAAGAATATATACTAGCGTTTCAAAAACTTGGAATAGATCCAAAATCAATAACTACGCCCGAAGCGCTGGCTGCAATACCGGGGGATTTCAAAGCTGCCGTATTTGATCTCGTTCAGCGTCAGCTTCAACAGAAGAATCAACGTGAGAAACCTTTCGGTTTTGGTGACGCGATGGGAATAGCTGCGGCGGCGTTGGCTGTAATATCGGGAGGAGTTGGGCTGTATGGGGCGGCGACAGCAGGAGGAGGAGCAGCAGGAGGGGCAGCATATGGTGGTGCGGCTTGGTCATCGGGAGCAGCATTGGGTACAGCAGGATCAACAGCCTATGGTGGAGCGGGAGTGACAGGTACATTACTAACCACGAGCGGTACATCACTAGGAGTGATAGGGGGGGTAGGAAGCACCATCGTAGCCGCGCTAAACACCATGCCGGGACTCATCTATAAAGTGGGATCGGGAACGTATAACCTATATGATCAATACAGATAAAAATGAAAACACTTCTATTAATACTTCTTTTATTTGTACCTAAAGCGGCTGCGGCTCCTCCGTGGCCCCCATCTAAGTGTACAAATATTCTTAAGTTCGTAGAGATTTTAGTTCCTGAAGAAGATAGAGATGTTTTAATTGGTAAATGGAGAGTATTTTTAAATGGTAGGCTTAGAAAAAACATAATTACTATAGCACAATACAATGCACGAAAGACAGAAATTTTAGAAGCTAATCAGATTATAGATAAGTTAGAAGCTGAAGGTTACAAAGGTAATGAGATAGTGGGTTTGGCCTTTCATCACTGCGCTATTTAAAAAAAAAGGAAGATACAAATGATTATATTTGCGGATGCTGCAGCTTTAAAAGTAAAAGAAATTTTAGAGCTAGATCCAGATTACAATAGTGAGATGGACACTAATTTAAATTTACGTGTTCTTATCTCAGGCGGGGGATGCTCGGGATTTAAATATGGTTTCTCTTTGGATGAAAAGAAAGAGGATGGCGATGTGGTAGTGAAAAACCAAGGAGTTAAGCTTGTAGTAGATCCTATCAGTGCGCAGTATCTTGAAGGGGCTAAAATTGATTATGTCGAAAGTTTTGAATCGAGCCACTTTGAAATTAGAAATCCTAATGTAACTTCAACATGTGGTTGTGGGAGTTCGTTTGCAGTCTAATAAAATTTAAATATTTTACAAGGGTTAAATTAAGGTAATGATTTTATATACTGAAGAACAGCTACAGATTTTCTATAGAATATATGCTAAGCATCAGAGTATGGCAGGTTTAGGCTTTATGAAATTAGAAGATTTCAGAGCGTTGTTCGAGGAGCAGCAATCTTTTATGTTAAATAATATTGAATTAAATGAGGTAGTATGATATGTTTTTACAGGCAATTTTAGGGCCGTTGGGATCGATAGCTTCTAGCTGGTTAGAGGGTCGGAACGAGAAGATAAGGGCTAACACTAAAGTTAAAGTTGCTCAGGCAGAGGCAGAGGCCACTGTTATGCAAAAGAAAGCTGCTGGTGAAATCGATTGGGACGTTGCTCAAGCAAAGGCCAGCGAGACTTCATGGAAGGATGAATGGCTTACTGTAGTCTTTACGTTACCTTTAATTTTACTGCTGTTTGGAGAAGAAGAGAGGGTTAATAATTTCTTTGTAGCTCTCGGTAATTGTCCTGAATGGTATCAGTATTTGTTAGGCACTATTGTGGCGGCGAGTTTTGGATTTAGAGGTGCGGCAAAATTTATGGGTAAAAAATAATGGAGGGCTTCCCTATTGTAGAAGTACACTGGGGAGATGCTTGGATTGAAACAAAAGATTATTCCTTAGAAGATGCAAAAAAACTTTCTCCGGTACGCCGTAAAACTATAGGGTATCTTGTCGGCACAACTGCTGAATGTATTATCCTAGCTACAGATTTATATGATATTGAAAAAGATATTATTAATACACCCATGATAATTCCTTGGGGGATCGTTAATGAATGGTATGAATTTGAAGACTTATGAAAAAAGAAACTAAAGAAACTCTAGATTTTTCCTCTAAAGAATCACGTAACTTCTTTGTTATTGTTTTAACAATTACTATTATAGCAATCTATGTTTTAGAACATGTTTAATTTTCTATAAATGAAAAAATAATGCGGGTTCTCGTCGCGTGTGAGACTAGTGGTATTGTATCTCAAGCATTTTGTAAGTATAATCATTACACATTATCATGCGATTTACTACCGTCAGATCAAAACCAATCTAATCATATTCAAGATGATGTTTTGAATATACTTAAAACAAACCAATTTGATTTATTAATCGCTCATCCGCCCTGTACTTACCTATCTAGCTCTGGCCTGCACTGGAATAAGCGGCGACCAGAACGTGAAGAAAAAACTGAACGGGCGTTAGATTTTGTTCGCTCGCTGATGAACGCCCCCGTTCGACATATTTGTATTGAAAATCCGGTTGGTTGTGTATCTACACGGATTCATCTTCCTACACAATATATTCAGCCATACAATTTTGGGCATGACGCCAGTAAAAAAACTGGGCTATGGCTTACAAACTTACCTCCACTACAGCCCACTTCATTCGTGGAGCCGCGCATCGTTGATGGTAAAAAGAGATGGGGAAATCAGACTGATTTAGGGCAGAATAGGTTAGGCGAAAGTAAAGCCCGTCAAAAATTGCGCTCACGTACCTATGAAGGTATTGCAGCAGCGATGGCTAATCAATGGATTCCTTATATTAAAGAGGTAGCAAAGTGAGTAAATCACAGCAGAAAAAATTTATTAGAAAGCAAGTAGGAGCGCCCACTATTCTCCGTAAGAGCCACGCGCATAAATCTAAAAAGGATTATAACCGTAAGAAATTAAAGGGGCGGGGCGGCGATGGCACTCAATTCTTTTTCTAAATATTCATGGAGGTTATCCAGTTTAGGTGCGACTTCTCGTATTATTTTTTGTATGAACGGTGTATCATTCTTATCGAAAACTGTTGATATTTTTTCAATCGGCAGATGTTTATATTCTGTCATCAAGTTTCCTTTTTTATCTATAAGAACTTGAAACGAAATTATATTTCCTTCATTACTACTCATTGAAATTTTATCCCTTCTAACTTACCGCGTAGTCCTGCCTTCATGTAAGAGGTCGAGCGCCCCTCAAAAAAGTTCTGATGCTCTACACCAAGTACATCATCAAGCCACGTTAGGGGGTTATTCTTTACATTATAATTAGTCTTCAATCCTAGTTGTAGTAAGCGTCTATCTGCTATATATCTTATGTATTCTCGCATCTCAACTTTAGTTAGCCCCTCGATATTACCCATCTCAAAGACCAAATCTAAAAACCTATCTTCCAAATCTACCATGTCTCGACAAGCTTGATATATTTCTTTTTTAAAATCATCTGTCCAGAGATCTATATTTTCTTTTATAAATTCTTGAAACAGCTTGGTCATCGCCTCCACATGTAAGGACTCATCTCGAATACTATAAGTTATTATCTGTCCCATACCCTTCATCTTGCCAAAACGAGGAAAGTTCAGTAGTATTATAAAGCTACTAAATAACTGAAGACCTTCAGTGAAGCCACTGTATACCGCTAAAGTTTTAGCAATACTTTCTTTGTCCTTAATAGAAACCTTTATTTTATTTATATAATCATGCTTATCTGACATAGCTTCGTATTCTGAAAAAGCTTTGTATTCCGTTTCAGGCATTCCGACCGTATCAAGTAGTAAGCTATAGGCGTGTTGGTGAATTGATTCCATATTAGCAAACGCCGCCATCATCATACGCGCCTCTGGCTTCTTAAAGATACGCATATACTTATCGATGTAACCAGATCCTACGTCTACGTCAGATTGTGTAAATAATCTAAATATTTGTGTTAGTAGGTTACGTTCCGTGTCGTTTAAATCTTGCCAATCTTTAACGTCGTTATGTAGCGGAACATCTTCTGGAAACCAGTGCATTTGATTTTGTTGAACGTAGTAATCGAACATCCAAGGATGATCGAATGGTTTATAATAATCTCTACTATTTAGTAAACTCATTTTTATTTATCCCTCGCAAGCTAAACATTCTACATCTTCAAGATTAATTCTTGGGATCTTTATATTAACGTTCTCTGCATTCCTCGCCGCGTCAGAGCGTAAGTAATAGAGAGATTTCAACTTCTTGATTCCTATCCAATGAACATCATTAACGTATTGTAAAAAGTCATTGTGGATTTCCTGTGGCTCAGTGGCTTTAGGAGGGGCAAAGAATAAATTAACGCTTTGACTTTGACAAATGTATTGCTGTCTTTGATGAGCATGTTCTATTACCCATATTTGATTTAGCTCCGGTGCCGTTTTAAATATGTTCTTTTCATCTTCTGTCAGAAAATCTAAATGTTGCACGGACCCAGCATGTGCAGAAATATCTGTCCAAACTTCAGTGGTGTTTTTCTTTTTAGATTTTAAAAGTTTTTCAAGATATTTATTCTGCACTTTATAGGAGCCTGTTAAAGTTTTGTGAGTATAAACGTTAGCCCTCGAAGGCTCAATGCTAGGACTTGTGCCGCCACATATAATGGAGCTAGAAGCATTAGGAGCAACGGCAAGCAGATGAGCATTGCGCAGTCCACTCCCAACCATATCAGGTGCTTCCCCCCTCTCTTTAGCCAATCCCTTACTTGCTTCAACAGCACCAGATTTGATATGACTAAATACTCTATGGTTAAATGAACTCGCGAAGAGACCTTCGAAAGGAATAAGTTTGCTTTGGAGATAGCTGTGGAACCCCATTGCTCCAAGGCCGATACTACGTTCTCTGTAAGCAGAATAAGCTGATTTTTTATATCCATTTTTCCCCTCCTTAATATAATTTTTAAATCGTTCTGGCCCTGCCCGATATGTTCCTAACTCATCGGTATCAACGGCGCTTTCAATAAAATGTTCTAAGACATTATCAAGCATAATAACTAAATCTTTAATAAATAAATCATCAGCTTCCCACTCGTCAAACTTTTCAAGATTAACGCTGGACAAACAACACACGGCTGTGCGTTCTTCATTAGTTGGTAGTGTTATTTCAGAACACAGGTTACTTTGTTTAATTTCAAGTCCTAAATCCTTTTGTTCTTTTGGAAGACTAGCATTACAATTATCTAAATTAATAAGATATGGCTCGCCTGTTTCGGCTCTAGTATGTACTATCTGCCACCATAAATCTCTAGCTCCTATACTTTTTACTGCTTCTTTAGTCTTCGGATCTATCAATCGCCAATCTTTATCTTCACTAACAGCATCTAAAAATTCATTTGTAATATTTATTCCGTTGTGTAAGTTAAGACATTTACGATTTAAATCTCCACCCGTAGTTTTTCTCATTGCAATAAACTCTTCGATTTCAGGATGACTAACATTCATATAGGCTGCATAGCTTCCTCGCCGCGTAATGCCTTGATTGAATGCTAACATTTGAGAATCGACTACGTGCATGAAAGGGATAGATCCAGTAGACTTACTGCCGCTAGAAGTCCAAGTACCACTACTCCTAACATCACCCCAATATCCACCGACACCTCCACCTGAACTCGCCAGCCATATGTTTTCATCATAGTGATCAGATAAGCCAACCCTTGAATCAGGCACATAATTAAGAAAACAGCTAATGGGAAGGCCGCGAGAGGTTCCCCCATTGCTAAGTATAGGAGTGCTAAACATAAACCAGCAAGAACTTGCGTAGTTATAAAGTCGTTGTGCAAGATCGTAGTCAGTATTTTCTTTATACGTTGCGCCAAATACTGAAGCCCTCGCAAAAGCTTGTTGAGCATAAGTTTCATTCTCCCAAAAATATCTGTCTTGTAATGTATTAATTGAAAATTTACTAAGGTCGTTTTCTTTACTCAGATCTATTTGTATTCCGAGGTATTCTTGTGTCTTTAAAGTCATTATCATATTCCTTTTTTTCTTTTATATATCTTTTAAACTTCTGTTTATTTTTAGACTTTTGATTTTTATTAAACTTAGCTGCGCGATCAATTTTTCTGTCTGTGCTCACCTTGTTTCTCCAATGGAATATTACTATTTTTATAGAACTGTAGAAGTTTCTCTTCGTACCATTTAGCTTTAAGCATATCTTGAACTGGTTCGTTTTTATATCTAAAGCGCCATCGGTATTTCAATGAATTGCCACGAAGATAACCAATAAATTCATCGGTAGTTAGCATTGCTTCTATCGCGTCGATACATTCTATCTTCCCATTATTGTAATGTGCTGGACTATTTACAAACTCTTCCATTTTTGACCTGTTTTTTTTTCTAAAATATTTAAACTCCTTTAAACCATTTTTAAATTTTCGTCCCGCCTGCTCGTCTTGCTCGTCTTGCTCAGTAGTCATTTTTAGATTCCTCATTTTCTCGTTGTCTCTCTATAAACTCTTCTGATTTTCTAACTTTAATATCTATCCACTCATCAGGCAATGTCTCTTCTGTGAACCATCTAAATTCGTTTGCGGTTGCCCATTCACTGTGGGTTCTTTTGGTTCCGTCCTTTCTGATTTTAGTTCCGGGCATTGGGGCGGAAGGATTAGCAAATAGAAAAACTAATTCTGTATTGGCGGGAAGATTTTTTCTGACCCAGATATACTTAGAATATTCTGCGTAGTCCCAAAAGCGACCCTTGGATTCTAACAGAATCAGCTTGTCTTGTAAAGTCCTTGTGAAGTCTGGCTCGTAGGAATGAGTTATACTGTATTCAACTTTATCTGTATGGTGCTCCCAATTTTTGAGTAAGGTATCATGTAAAACATATTCCCAAATACTATCATATCCTTTTACACGTTTGGTTCTTGGTCGTTTAATCCTTGGTATTCTTTTCAATGTAATTCTATCTCATAATTTTTA